GCCTACCACGTGAACCCGACGATGGTGGGCGTCCTCGACAACGCCAACTTCTCCAACGTGCGCGAGTTCCGGAAGATGCTCTACGGCGACACCCTCGGGCCGATCCTGGCGGACCTGGAAGCTCGGCTCAACCAGTTCCTCGTGCCCCGGATCAGCCCGACCCCTGGCGTCTACGTGGAGTTCAACATCAACGAGAAGCTTCAAGGCTCCTTCGATGAGCAGACCGCCGCGTTGCAGTCCTCGGTCGGTCGCCCCTGGATGACCGCGAACGAAGCCCGCGCCCTCTGGAACCTGCCCGCCCTCGACGGCGACGCCAACGAGTTGGTCACCCCGCTCAACGTCCTCGTCGGTGGCCTGGCCGCGCCCAACGACACCGGACCTTCCAGCGGCAGCGCCTCGGCGGCACCGCTGATCGACCTGGGTGAATTGCAGCAGGTCAAACAGGTGCGGTTCAAGTCGAAGACCGGCGCGGAAACCTGGGGTCCCCGCTACGAGAAGATGCTCACCAAGTTCTACGAACGCCAGGGCCAGGTGGTGCTCTCCCAGATGGGAGCCAAGTCCCCGCAATGGTGGGATGAGGCCCGCTGGAACAAAGAGCTATCGGATGACATCTTCCGACTCTCCCTCGCCGCCTCAACCGCCATCGCCCACCAGCACGCCGTGGATATGGGCCTGGATCCGAAGCAGTACGAGCAGGCCTGGACCACCGCCTACCTCCGCAAGCAAGCCGATGAGCGCGCGCAGATGGTCAACAACACGACCCTGAACCAGCTTGAGGATGCCGAGCCGGATGAGGCGGACAGCGTGTTCGACAACGCGAAAGCGCAGCGCTCGAACAGCGGCGGCTTCGCCCTGGCGGCGGCGGTCGCCGGATTCGCCACCAGTGAGTTCGCGCATCAGTACTTCGGCCAGAAGGCGCAGAAGACCTGGGTGACCGGACCGAACCCGAGGGCTGAACACGCGGCCATGGATGGCGAGACGGTCGGCAACGACGAGACGTTCTCCAACGGTGCCAAGTGGCCAGGTGACCCGATCCTCGGCGCGGAAGGCGTTTCCGGCTGCAACTGCGGCCTCGAAGTCTCGTTCTGAGCCCTCAGAGGCTCCAGGGGACCCGGATATCCCCCCAGCAGGTCCAAGCGCGTCAGACGCGCGCTCAGCGCCGCTCAGGCGCGATTCATCGGAAGAGAGGCACTCATGCTCATCAAAAACACGCCACTCGTGTCCGTGAAGGCGGGTCCCGACGATGGCCTGGCGGAAGGTCAGTTCCTGGTCTACCCGTCCACGTTCACCAAGACGCCCGACAGCTACGGCGACATCGTGGCACCTGGCGCGTTCACCAAGACCCTGAACGACTGGGAGGCCAGCGGCAACGTCATGCCAGGGCTCTACGGCCATCGGATGGATGACCCCGACTTCTACGTGGCATCCGCCGACTCGATGGGCGAGGACGACCACGGATGGTGGGTCAAAGGCAGCTTCGACCTGGAGAGCCCGAAGGGCCAGCAGGTCTATCGCCTGGTGAAGGGTCGCCGCCTCAACCAGTTGTCGTTCGCCTACGACGTGAACAAGTCCGAAGAGGTCGAACTGGCCGATGGCTCGAAGGCCAACGAGTTGCAGGATCTCTCGGTCTACGAGTTCTCGTTCGTGCCGGTCGGCGCGAATCAGGACACCTCCGTGGTGGCGGTGAAAGCGGCGGTTGAGTTCGCCACCGCCGCCCTGAAAGAAGGCCGCGTCATCTCGGCCAAAAACATGACGTCCCTGCGCACCGCGCGGGATGCCCTCAACGAGGTCATCACCTCCGTTGACGGGAGCGATGAAGGTAAGGCCAGCACCGCAGCACCGCTCAAGTCCGAGGAGCCGGAAACGGCCAAGGACGAGGAAGCCGCGCACGCAGTGACCGTCAGAGCCAAAGCGCTAGTCCACCTGACCGGGGCTCTCTGAACCCCACGAAAGGACGTGTCACCGTGACACTCAAGGAAAAGCTCGCGCAGCTTCAGAAGGACATGCGGGCAATCATGGAAAACGCCACCAAGGATGGTCGTGAGATCACCGACGACGAGCTGCTCCAGCTCGAAGGGATGGCGAACGAAGCGGAAGGCGTCAAGGAACGCATGGAGCGTTCCGAGAAGGCCGCGTCGATCCTCGACGGGATCGGCACCGCACCGGAAGGCGAAGCCCCGGACCCTGGCAACCTCCAGAAGTCGCGCAGCCTCGGTGACTTCGCGAAGGACGCCGGAATGTTCGACCGCTGGAAGGCGGGCGCTGGCAAGCACGAAGCCTCCACCGGTGCCGAGTTCAAGGCGGCTCCGACCGACCCGTTCCTCTCCGGAACGCTCGGCCAGACCCAGTACGGCCCGCCCGTACCGACCCGCCTTCGGCGGCTGACCATCGCGGCGCTGTTCGCGAACGGTTCGCTCTCCGCCTCCTCGCTCACCTACCCCCAGCAGGGTCCAGTGACGGGTGCTCCGGGAACCATCTTCGAAGGCACGACCAAGCCGCAGATGAACTTTGCCTGGGCGAACGTCAACGAAGTGCTCTCCAAGATCGCGGCCATCACCAAGGTGTCGGACGAGTCGATGGATGACACCCCGTACCTGATCTCGGTCATCAACGCCCAGTTGGTCCAGCGGCTCCAGATTGTCGAAGAGGACCAACTCCTCAACGGCGACGGCACCGCGCCGAACATCCGGGGCATCCTGAACCGCTCAGGCGTCCAGGTGACCGGGGCGACCACCGACACCGCAGCGAACAACCTGGACTCGATCTACCACGGCATCACGCTCGTGGAGACGGGCGGGGCGTACGTGCCCTGTGACGGCCTGGTCATCCACCCCGCCGATTACGAGAAGTTCCGCACCTCGAAGGACCTCAACAACCAGTACTTCGGTGGCGGTCCCTTCACTGGCGCGTACGGCAACGGCGGATACGTGGACGACCCCGCGCTGTGGGGGCTCCCTACCGTGGTCACCCCGGCCATGAACATCGGCACCGTCCTGGTGGGCGCGTTCTCGATGGGAGGCCAGGTGTTCCGCAAGGGCGGCATCCGCGTGGACACCACCAACAGCGACGTGAACGACTTCCAGAACAACCTGGTCGCGCTCCGCGCTGAGGAGCGCCTCCTCCTGGCCGTCTACTACCCGATGGCCTTCTGCAAGATCACGCTCGGCACCGCCTGAGCACAACGGGGGGCGGGGTCGCGTGGGCTCCGCCCCTCACTCAACGAGAGGAACGACTGATGGCCGACGAAGACGAGCTTGGCGTCTACACCGTGACCGAGGAAGACGGCACAGAACGGCAGTACCAACTCACCGCCAAACAGGCGAAAGAGCGCGGCGGGGTAGCCGTCGAAACGAAGCAGAAGACACCGGACAACAAAGCGGTGACACCCGAGAACAAGACGAAGGGATAGCGATCATGGTGCAGACGGCGCAACAGGTAGTGGCAGACCTTCCGCCGTTCGCCACCATGGCCCAGATGGTCGTCTACAGCCGGGGATCGATTGACTCGTCTGACCCGACCGCCGAACTCATGCTGGACGCGGTATCGAATCTGATCCGGCGTCACTGCGGATGGCACATCTACCCCAGCGTGGAGTTTGACCTGGTGATGGATGGCCCTGGCGGGGTGACCCTCCAGTTGCCGTCCAAGTACGTCACCGATGTCGCCTCCATCACCGAAAACGGGACCCTCACCGATCCCACCGTGTACGCCTGGAGCCAACTCGGGGAAGTCCAGCGCAGCCAGGCGTACTGGAACAACGGCGTCTGGTTCGGATGGTGGGTGACCGGCTTCCGTTCCATCGAAGCGGTCTTCACGAGCGGCTACGACGAAGCGCCTCCCGAACTGGCCGTGATGGTGATGAGCCTGACCGCCAGGGCGCTCAGTTCCCCGGCTGGGGTGACCCGCGAAGCGGCGGGTGGGGTGAGCGTGCAGTACGCGCTCTCCTCCACGCACACCGGTGGCGGGCTGGCCCTGATGGAGAACGACCTGGCCACGCTCGACGCCTACAGGATCGTCGGTGCCTGATGCCAGTGGCCTCGTTCGCCCGCGCTATCGTCACCCGGCTGCGACCGGTCTGGATCAGCGACGGTCACGGCAACTCGGTGCCCGACTGGACGCAGCCACCCGATCAGCTACCGATCGGTGGATGCAGCGTGCAGCCCGCGCAAACCCAAGAGGTGCTGACCAGTAGGGACACCATCCTCGACCAGTGGACCGTGTTCGCGCCCCGATTCGCGGATGTCCTCCCGACCGACCGGATCCTCTGGAACAACATCCAGTACGAGGTGATGGGCCAGCCGTCCGCCTGGGATTCCGCCAGCGGTGGGATCTCGCACATCCAATTCCTGATGCAGCGCTGGGAAGGATAGCGATGAGCAAGTTCCGGCTGGAGATCAACATCCAGGGCTTCAACGAGGTTCGCCGCCAGCAGGAGGTTCGGGACTACCTCCGGTCGTACGCGGAACGCATCGCGGCGAACGCTGGCGGCGAGCCCGACTACATCGTGGTGGATGCGACCGGTCCCACCCGCGCCAGGTACGTGGTGGTCACCGCGACCGCCAAGGCCATGCGGGATGAAGCCGTGCACCGCACCCTCTCGAAAGCGTTCGCGCAATGACGAACCCGGAGTGGGTGGTCTTCCCTGACACCGAGGCGCTGGCCATAGCGGCGCTCAACGCCGGTCTGACGCTCGCTGGCATGACGGGGATCCCGGTGGGTACCCGCGTCCCGAATCCGCGCCCAGACAGCTTTGTGCGGGTCCTGAGAGCCGGTGGCACTCGGGAGACGCTCGTCAGCGAACAGGGCTGGCTCATCGTGGAGGCCTACGCCCTCCAAGAGGTGGACGCCTACCACCTCCTCAACGTCTGCCGCGCGATCATGCACGCCCAGGATGACGACATCTTCGGCACCTTCGAGGTGTCCGGGCCGGTGAACCTTCCCGACCCGACAACAGCCCAGGTCCGCTATACGCAGACCCTCGGGATCCGAGCGCGTGGCAATCCCGTCACGCCCGCGACAAGCCCCTTAGGAGGCGACTAGCAATGGCAAACAACGCGAGCAAAGTTCTCGTCGGCAAGCCGCTCGTATCGGGTGGAATCTTTGCTGCACCGGTCGGTTCGACCATGCCCACCGACGCCACCACGGCGCTGGACGCGGCATTCGAATCGGTCGGGTACATCACCGACGCGGGACTCACGAAGACGACGAAACGCGACATCGTGACCATTTACGGCTGGGGTGGCGACATCATCGCGATGCCACAGAAGACCTTCACTCAGGACTTCAAGTTCGCCATGGCGGAGTACCTCAACGCACTCCCGGCCAGCCTCCTCTACGGCGAGAGCAACGTGGTCGCGGGCACCGGGACCGGGGAGGACACCCTGGCGGTCACCGTGACCGCTGAGGACGCCGTGCACCACGCCTGGGTCTTCGAGATCAAGCAAGGCACCGGACGGCTGCGCATCGCTGTCGCGGACGCCATGATTAGCGCCACCGCTGACGTGGTGTTCAAGGATGACGACGTGGCCTGGCAGGAGGTCACCATCACCTCGTTCTGGGACGGCACGGCGTACTCCCACGAGTTCTCCACCTCCCCCACTGCGGTCGGTGGCCTCAGCACGACGACGACCACCAAGCAGCAGGCAGCAGCGGCCTAGGACCGTGCCAGGGCGTGCGTGGCGAATCCACTCCCTGGCACGGCTCACCCCAGATTCGCCAGGGAAAGGTTCGCCATGTTTGTAGTACCAGAAGCAGATCAGACCGAGCGGTTCGAATTCGAGTGGCGCGGGGAGCAGTACAGCTTCCCGAAGATGGCCAACGTCACCTTCGATCAGATCTCACTCCTCGGAGATCTCGCCGACTTGGCGTCGCTCCGCACGCTGTTCGAAGCCGTCTCACCCGAGTTCGCGGAGAAGGCCTTAGGGCGGATGAGCACCACCGAGATCGGAGCGCTTGTCGAAGGCTGGCAGGTCGATTCGGGGGTGAGCCTGGGGGAATCCGAGGCCTCTACGACATCCTGACCGAGCATCCAGGGGAAGTGGAGGCCGATCTCATATCGCGGGGGCTTCGGATCCGCGACCTGGGCACCGAGAGGTTCAACTGGCGCGACTTCAAACACGTGCTCACGAACCTCAGCCAGGACAGCGCGCTGCACCGCAGCATCGGCGGTCGATACACCACATCCGACTATCTCCTCGTGGTCATCGCGAACACGCTTCGGACGATGTCCTGGCAGCTTTCCTCGGGCAAAGAGCGGGACCGACCGGAGCCGTTCTTCCTCCCTGGCATGGGCGAGGACACCGACCGGGTGCAGACCGATACCTACCACGGCGACGCAATGACCATCGAAGAGATGGACGAATGGTTGAAACGGGGTGAGTGATGGCCGGAGAAGGTGCCAAGCTCGCCACCGGATGGCTGGAGCTAACCGTCTCCACGGCGGGCGCTCAGAAGCAGATCACCGACGCCGTTGTCCCCAACGCCGAGGAGGCTGGAAAGAAGGCGGGCGGGGCTCTCGGCTCTGGCCTCCTCGGTTCGGTGGCGAAATTCGCCGGTCCCCTGGTCGCAGCGGTCGGCATCGGTGAGGCCATCAAAGGTGGTTTCGATGAACTGAAAGCGGGCGAGGCGATCAGCGCCCAGCTTGCAGCCGGCCTCAAGTCCACCGGGAACGCGGCAGGCACCACGGTCGGCCAGATGAACGAGCTTTCCGGCTCGATCAGCGAGATGTCCGGGCAGACCAAAGAGAGCGTCGGCAAAGCCGAGTCGCTGCTGCTCACCTTCACCAGCATCCGGAACGTCGGGCCGAACAAGATCTTCGATGAGGCCACCACGGCGGCGGCGAACATGGCCGCCAGGATGGGCGGGGATGCGTCCACCAACGCGATCCTTCTGGGCAAGGCGCTCAACGATCCGACCAAAGGTCTAACCGCCCTCACCCGCGTCGGTGTCTCGTTCGATGCGGGGCAGAAAGCCCAGATCGCCAGCATGCAGGCGGCGGGCAACACGATGGGTGCCCAGAAGATCATTCTGGCCGAACTGAACAAAGAATTCGGTGGGTCCGCGAAGGCGGCTGGCGAGACGCTCCCTGGCATGCTCGCCAGGCTGAAGAACGGCTTCGAAGAGCTATCCGCCACCGCGCTCTCCGCGCTGATGCCGATCATCGGTCCCGTCCTGAACGCCCTGCTCGCTGGCATGCACGCCATCGGTCCGGTGGTCGAAGAACTCGCCGGGCTGATCGGTAAAGCCCTCGGCGGGGTGATGACCACTCTCGGACCTGTCTTCGCGCAGATCGGTGGCACCCTCGGTGCAGCCTTCTCAGCGCTGACGAAAACGGTCGGCCCACTCATCCCTCAGATCCTGAAACTGGCCACCACCGCGTCTCCGCTCGGGCTGATCCTGAAAGCGCTCACGCCGGTCTTGCCGCTCCTGGTCGCCGCCTTCCAACGGCTCGTAGCGGCGCTCTCCGGATCCCTGATGGCGATCCTGACCGCGCTGATGCCGATCATCACCCAGGTCGCGAACATCCTGTCCCGGGTCTTGCTCCAGGCCATCCAGCTTCTCGTGCCGATCATCGTGCAACTCGCGCAGATGCTCGGGCCGATTCTGAGCCAGGTCATCCAGGCGCTGCTCCCGATCATCACGCTGCTCGCATCCACCCTCGGGCAGATCCTCAAGGCCGTCTCACCCCTGATCCCGGTCCTGTTCTCACTCCTGACGCCGTTCCTCCAATTGATCCCGATTCTGGTGCAGTTGGTGGCCGCACTTTTGCCGCCGCTGATCCAACTTTTCACCGCAATTTTGAAGCCGATCCTCGCTCTGATCGGCCCGCTGTTGTCGCTCCTGGTCCCCGCCCTCACGCTGGTCGCGCAGGTCCTCGCACTCGTGATCTCGTGGATCGTGAAAGCCATCGCCTGGTTCGTGAACCTGGTGACCGGAAACAAGACCGCTGGTGCGCAGTTCATGGCTGTGTGGCAGGGCATCCTCGCATTCTTCGGGGGCGTCGGAAAGTTCTTCGCCAACATGTGGACCGGGCTCCTGAACGGCATCGTGAACGGCTGGAACCAGATCATCTCGTTCTTCCGTGGGATCCCCGGTGCCATCGTCGGCGCACTGTCCGGTGCGGGCTCCTGGCTCCTCGGTGTCGGCGGGCAGATCATCTCGGGCATCCGCCAGGGCATCCAAAACGCCTGGGGCAACCTGGTGAGTTGGTTCAGTTCCCTCTTCGGGGACCTCATCGGGATCGCGAAGAAAATTCTGGGCATCGCGAGCCCCTCCAAGGTGTTTGCCGACATCGGCGTCAACACGATGCTCGGCTACGTCCAGGGCATCCAAGACACCACCTCGACGGTGCAGGGTGCGGTCAGCGACGCGCTCGCCATCCCCAGCACCGCCGCCGCCGCTGGATCCTCCTCCAGCACGACCAGTGGGGTGCAGATCACGAACAACATCACCACGCCACCCAACGAGGACCCGCGCATCCTGGCGCGGGGCATCGGGCGCGAGTTGGTGTCGCAGATGTCGGGGGTGACCTCATGACCGCGACCGGGGAGGTGAACTTCAACGGCATCGTCATGCGGGGTTTCGGTGGGCCACCCCGACCTGGCTTCTATTTCATCAACCTCACCGATTGGTACTCCCTGCCGAACGCCAAGACGGAGATCCGGGAACGTCCCCTGGCGGACGGCGCGTTCGGCTTCTCCGCCGACTATCGCCAGGCGGCGACGGTCAGCCTGGACGGGGTCTACCTGGCGACGGACCGGCTGGATCTCCAACAGGCGCGCTCGGCGCTGATGGAGGCTGCGCGCGGTGCCAGCATCCCGCTCACCTTCACCGACGAGTCAGGCCCGACCACCCGCCAGGTCAACGTGCGCGCTCTGCCCGTTGCCGACGATCACGGCAAGCTCTACTTCACCTTCTCCATCGACACCCTCTCCGTGGATCCGAACCGGTATGCCTCCCAGCCGCCAGGGCTCGAAACCGTCTCCACCGGACTTCCCGCAGCGGGCAGCGGCGTGGTCTGGAAGCTCGCCTACCCGATCACCTGGGGCACGCCGAGCGCGACCGGGCGTGTCACCGTCCACAACCTGGGCACCGCTCCCAGCTACACGATCATGCAGGTCACTGGAGGGCTCTCCGGTGGGTTCATCCTCACGAACGTCACGACCGGCGACATGCTCCGCCTGGACCGCGCCGTCCCGCTCGGCTCCACGGTGCTCCTCAACCCGCGCACCGGCAGGGCGACCATCGACGGACTCCAGAACGACATCTCAGGGTTCCTCACCTCCCGGCAGTGGTGGTCGATCCCCTCGGAGAGTTCGCAGGACATCCAGTTCACCGCCATCGGGGCTCCGACCGGGACGCCGACGCTGACCGCTACCACCGCTTCGGCCTACTAGGAGGGCGCGACCATGACCCAGCAGTATTCGTTTCCCGGACCCAGCGGGCTGACCGATCAGTACGCCGCACGCAAAGACCTGGCGGGCCTGGTCGCCCGCAACACCTCTGGGGTGCCACGTTCGGGCCTCCTGCCCCGAAGCCTGGTCATTCCGGTGGTCACCTCTCGGGCGGATATGCAGGTGGATGTCGCCGCGTTTGAGGCGATTGCCGTGCAGTACGGCGGGCCGATTTTCCTGGCCAACGATGCCATCGCCCAGGTGGCAATCGCCGTCGCTCCACCGAGCAACTCACGCATCGATGTCGTCTATGTGAAGCAGAACGAGAACGCCGCGCCCGCCACCGATGCGGACAACTCGTTGCAGCTTGCCTCCGTGACCGGGCAGGCTTCGGCGTCGCCGGTCAAGCCAGCCATCCCGAACGGAGCGGTCGAGATCGCGACGGTGCTCGTGCCTGCCGGGAAGACGGCCACGAATCAGTCCGGTGTCGTCATCACGCACACCTTCCAGATGACGGCGATGTCAGGCGGAGTTGTCGCCTGCCGCAACCAGACCGAGCTTCAAGCCTGGACCCCGCTGGATGGGAGCCAGGCCTGGAGCGCCGCCGACCAGGCTCTCTACCTCCGTGAGCAGCAGGTCTGGGTGCCTCAGACCCCGTCGATCGTGCCGCTCATTGCTGGTGCGGGCTGGACTCCAGCGGCGGCTCCGAACGCTCCCCGCGCGATCCTCCTTTCCGGCAACGTGGTCATCGTCTACGGGTACGTCGCCTGGGCGGGCGGCGGCAATTATTCCACGATGGTCACCGTCCCTGCGGCCTTACGGCCACCGACCGCCGGAACGCGCAACATCGGGGTCGCACGCGAAACGACCGGCTCCAGCATGGTCCTCTTCAACGCCGTCCTCAATCAGGCAACCGGCGCTATTGGCAACGGGACTGGTGGCACCGGATCGCTCCCGGCGACTGGCGGCGTCACCCTCGACGGCCTCTCCTGGGTCATGGACTGATGGCCCGCTGGTTCCTGGCTGACCTGAGAACGGGTCGCGAGATCCTCGACCTGCCAGTCATGGAAGGCACCTGGTCGGTGCAACTCAACGGACCCGGAACGCTGGAATGCACCCTGAACATGCAGGATCCGGACATCCGCGCCCTCGGCTTGCGCAACGCATCCGCCCCGGCGAAAACGGTCCTGGCCGTGGTCGAGCACGACGTATTGGTGGAGGCTGGCCCGATCTGGGCGCGCAGCTACGACCGGGACAACCAGAAGCTCAAACTGTCCGCGAAAGGCCTCTGGTCGATCTTCGACCATCGGATGATTCTGCCCGTCCTGGCGGCGACGATCCCGGTCAACCAGTTCACGGTCACCGACCCCAGCGACAACTCCGGCGTGAAGACGATGCCGAACCCGAACCTGGCATCCAAGTTCGACAACATCTGGCTCGGGACCATCGCCAAACGCATGGTCCAGCAGAGCGAAACCTGGACCGGTGGAGATCTCCCGATCATCTATCCACCCGACGATCTGGGCATCAATATTCGCGACTTCAACGGGCTCGATTTCAAGGCGGTCGGGGATGCGCTGCGGCAACTCACCCAGGTGGACGGCGGGCCGGATATCGTCTTCCAGCCACAGCTGACCTCCGACCTGCTGGGCGTCCAATGGGTCATGCGGATCGGCACGCCGAGCCAGCCGTTGCTCTACTCGACCGGCGCGGTCGTCTTCGACATGAGCGTGCCCGAATCGCGGATCACGACCCTCACCGTGGACGAGGATGCCAGCGCGATGGCCAGCGTCTCGTGGGCGACCGGTGGGCGAAGCGGGGACACCGTCCTGGTCTCCCGCGCCTCGGAAACGGCTCACCTGAACGCGGGCTACCCGCTGCTTGAAATCCTCGACAGTTCGCACACCGAGGTCGTCATCCAGTCCACGCTGGACGCTTACGCTCAGGAGAACTTGTCCTTCGGATCCGGGCCGGTCGAGATCTGGAAGTTCCGCGTCGAGCTTGATGGTGACCCCCAGTTCAGCGAATACACGATAGGCGACATCGTGGACATCGTGATCGGTGAAACCAGCGACCCCTACCTGATCCCCGACACCTACCAGCAGCGGATCATCTCCCTGGCAGGCGATCACACTTCGACGACCGTCCAGGTCGGTTGCGCGCCAGGGAGGTAGAGCCATGGCAGGCGGTTACCCCACCGAGTCACCCGAGCCCCTGGCACCGCTGATCTCCCAGATCCAGAACCTTCTGGAGCGCGTCCGTCGCTTGGAAACCCCGACCGGAACCAGCATCTCCAACCTGGTCGCCCAGGTCCAGGCGGCGCTCGTCGGGATCGATCAGAAGGTCCAGGATTCCATCTCAGCGAACAGCTACACCAAGGCCCAGATTGACGCGAAGATCGCCAGCCCTGGCGCGATCTCTCCGACTTCCGTCCAGGCCTCCGGCAATATCGGGGCGCAAGGCACGCTCGCCGCCAACGGCACGATCTCGACCGGACAGAGCGTCAGTGCTCAGAACCTCATCATCGGCGTCGGCTCCCATGGCTTCAATGTCACCACCAACTACGTCGCCGCCTGGATCAACGGAGACGGGACCTTCGGCACCAGCGCCTCCAGCATCGATGTCAAGCGAGATCTCGTGGACATGCCAGGGTCAGTGGTGGACCGCCTCCTGGCGCTCGGGACCTACCAAGGCCGCTACACCTGGGATCCCGATGACGCGCCGCTGAAATCGTTCCTCCTGGCGGAGCAGGTCCAGGCGGCGGGGCTCGGGGATGATGTCGTGGCGACCATCACGACCGATGCCGGGGACGATCTCCTGGTCCTGAACCATGCTCTTCTGATCCCGGTCCTGGTCGCGGCTCTGAAAGCCCAGGACGCCCGCCTGAGGGCTCTGGAGAAGTAGCGGCGGCTTGGGCGTCGATGTAGTCCTCCACGGCTCTCCAGCGGCGCTCCTGGCCTGGCTCCGGGCCGGTGCCCTCATCGTTCGCCCAGCGGTTGCGCCAGGTGCCGTCTTTCATCACGGCAATACTCCAGCCGTCGTAGATCCCTTGGATCTCGATGATGGTGAGCGCCTCGGACGGATTGATCTCTAGCATCCGGTCACCATACCCCCGATCCCAATGAATCAACGGGATTGGGGGGCTTTCGCTATGCCCTCGACTCGACCTCAGATCATATGCAATTAGGGAAACCTCGGGACCAAGAGGTATCCTGAGTTGCAGATGTCGATTCGAAGGGAAACGAGACATGGCAACGAAGAACGATCTATTCAAGCCGATGGTGGGAACCTATACCCGCCAGTCGGTCTACGTCACTGAGGGTATCGACCGCCAGGAACAGCGCATCCGCAAGCTGGCGGATCAGCGCAACCTGCCGGTCGTCCGCAGCTTCACGGACAATGACACCTCCGCCTCCAAGGCGCGCGGGGCACAGACTGGCTGGGGTCAGCTTCTGGAGGCGATCAAAGCCGGGGAAGTCAACACCGTGATGGCGGTGGACATCGACCGTCTGTTGCGTACTCCGCGCGACCTTCTCACGCTGATCGACCTGGACGCCAGGATCCTCACCGTGGACGGCGAGATCGACCTGACCACGGCGGATGGCGAGTTCCGCGCGATGATGCTGGCCATCCTCGCCAGGTTCGAGGTGCGCCGGAAGGGCGAACGCCAGAAGCGCGCCAACGAGCACCGTGCGAACGCGGGGAAGGCGGCGAATCACGTGTGGGCTCCGTTCGGGTACACCAAGGACATGACCATCGTTCCCGAGCAGGCGGCAGCGATCCGCAACGGCGCTGAGGCGTACCTGGCGGGTGCATCGTGTTCCACCATCGCCCGCACCTGGAACGAGGCTGGCCTGCGTACCAGCCAGGGTGGCGAGTTCAACCGGGTGGCGGTCAGCGTCGTGCTCAAGAACCCGCGCATCGCCGGGCTCTCCACGTACCTGAAAGAGGTCGTCGCTGAGGGCGACTGGGAGGCCATCCTGCCCACCGAGACGTTCAACGCCGTGCAGGAGAAGTTCAGCGCTGCGAAGCTCGACGTGAAGCGCCCTATCCACACCGGACGCCACCCGCTCGTCGGGGTCGCGTTCTGTGGCACCTGCGGTGGCCGGATGCGGATCGGTTACAAGCAGGGTCGGCACGACTCGGCGGGCCGCGACTACCGATGCATCAACGGTGACACCTCTCGGAATGCCGACATGCTGGAGAAGTACCTCTCCGATGTCGTCGTGGAGCGCCTCTCTCAGGACGACGCCCACGCGCTCCTCCTGACCTCCGACGTGCAGAACATCGCGGAACTTCGCGATGAGGACGCCAAGCTGCGCGGCAAGCAGAAGACCCTCACCGACCTCTTCACCTCGGGCGACCTTCCCGCCGAGGTCCTGGCGACCAACCTGGCGACGATCCGCGAGCGCCTGGAGGTTGTGGCTGGCCTGATCGAACGCGGCACGCGCGGCGACATCCTGGCTCCCCTGATCGGTGCCAGGGA